CCTGCCAATTAAAAGTTGGTGTTGAATCAGGAATTAATTGGCAAGACAAAAAGGAATTTCCACTATGAGTTACGTTGTTGAAAACATTTCAACTAAAGAAGTTAACACTAAGTTTGGCCCTAAGCCAACATACACCGTTGTAGCAAATGGTGATAGGTATAGCTATGGGTTTAAGAAACCTGCATTTAAGATTGGTGACGAGATTGATTTTCAGTTTTCAGAAGACACATATGGTAAGAAGATTGACCATGCCTCAGTGCGTATGCTAAAGAAGTCAGATGGAACAGCACCTCCAGTTACTGCTACAACTGCTCCAACACGTGCTGGATTTACTCCAGCAGCTAAGGTATTTCCAATTCCTCCTCTACATGGAGATAGAGCAATTGTTCGACAGAACTCTGTGACTAATGCAACTAAACTAGTATCTGATGTACTAATATGGCAATGTAAGAATAAGGGCGATGTGGATATTAATGATGCGGCACAACTCATCATTAGAATTGCACGAGAGTTTGAAGCATACTCATGCGGTGATTTAGATGTGGCTGTAGCAGAAGAAATGGTTAAAGATGAAAACAATTGATACCTTAGTAGATGACATTTACTCTATGATTGAATCTGGTAACTCACCTGTTACTAGTAATAATCAAGTGAGTGTCAGCTATGCTAAGTGGTTTAATCAAGAAGAGCGTAAGCGTGAAGACAAGGTACTTTACTTCAGTGAAGTTGGTGATCCTTGTCCACGTAGGCTATGGTTCAAATATAATGAACCAGAATCAGCAGTTAAACCAGATGGGCGTAGCCTCTTAAAATTCTTTTATGGGGATATTCTTGAAGAACTTGTACTCAATGTTGCGGAAGATAGTGGTCATACCGTTTCTAATAAGCAAGATCGTGTTAGTTACGATGTTGGTGGTGGGTGGACTATTCGTGGAAGGATTGATGCTATTGTTGACCAAGTTGTATGCGATGTTAAAAGCGTTACGAAATATTCGGAAGAAAAATTCAAGAATGATTTGGTAGATGACCCATTCGGATATTATCAACAACTAAACGGATATGCTACTGCTCTTAATGCTGATCGTGCTGGTTTTATTACTATCCAAAAAGAACTAGGACACGTAAATTTTTACCCAATAGAAGTTAACAAAGGATTGTTTAAACTACAAGCGGAACACTCTATACAAACAGTGGACACACCAAATGTAGATTCTATTAAACGACTTGATCCTGTACCTGCTAGTAAAACCAGTAAGAATAAAAAGCTATGCACAAGTTGTAGCTACTGCAACTTCAAAGAGAAATGTTGGCCTGAGATGCGTACATTCATGTATGCTAGTGGCCCTGAGTTTCTTGTTGAAGTGGTAGATGTTCCTAGAGTATTGGAGATTGTATGAAGAAACAACAGCCACATGAAGAACAGAAAAGGATGCCTTGGCCTTTCCCCACACACAACGGCAAACCTTTACTACGTGCCAAACGAGAAAAGTTTAATCCTAGTAAATACGAAGAAGCACCATTTTAATTATGAGAATACTAGTAATACCTGATTGTCAAGTTAAAAAAGATGTTCCATTAGATCATCTTACTTGGGCTGGAAAAGCTATCTGTGACTATCTTCCTGATGTAGTTGTAAACATAGGTGACTTTGCAGATATGCCTAGTCTATCCTCCCATGACGTTAAGGGTTCAAAATATTTTGAAGGGTTACGATATAAAACAGATGTTACTGTAGCAAAAGATGCTATGAAACTTTTGTTATCACCATTGCGGGAGTTACAAGCAAAACAAAAAAAGAATAAAGAAAAAATATATAAACCTCGCATGGTGATGCTTCTTGGTAATCACGAGAATAGAATTGATAGGGCAGTTAATAACAATCCTACACTTGAGGGATTGATTTCTACAAAGGATTTAAACTATGAATCTGATTGGGAAGTACACGAATTTCTTCATCCTGTTTTTATTAATGGCGTGGGCTTCAATCATTATTGGCCTGTGGGTGCATTGGGACGCCCTGCGTCTAGCCCTTCTGCTATTATCAATAAACTGCATATGTCTTGCATTGCTGGTCACCAACAAGGTAAACAAGTTGCTTACGGTAAGAGAGCAGACGGTAAATCCATCACCTCAATCGTTGTTGGTAGCTACTATCTACATGATGAGTCTTACATGGATCAGCTTAGTAATCGTCATTGGAGGGGACTACTGGTGATGAACGAAGTAGAAGACGGTCATTTCGATGAGATGTTCCTCTCCATTGATTATTTAGGGAGGAAATATAGTGAACTATCACGATAAACTTTGGGCAGTACGCCAATTCATAGAGGAGAATTTTGATGATGTATCTGAACTTGCAATTGCACTTGGGTTGTCAGTTGAAGATGTAATGAATCTTTTACCTGACGTATTAGTAGCCAACTATAATAAATTTTTCCATGACATTACCGAAGAAGAAGCCGAAGAAATTATCGAAGACTACGATGGAGTTGGAGAAGATTGGGAAGAGTAGGAAGCAAGTAGTTTTAAACACTGAACAAGTTAGAGATTGGAATAAGGAGTTAAAAGAGTATGAGCAAGGTGAACTTGGTCTGGTCAACACCGGACGGAGAGAACTTGATAGCATACATGGCAAGGGTATCAAATCCAACTAATCAAAACAATAAAGAAACATCACATAAATTAATTAAATATCTTATTAGTAACAAACATTGGTCACCGTTTGAGATGGTAAATGTTTGTATGGAAATTGAAACTACGAGGGACATAGCACGACAAATGTTACGTCATCGTAGTTTTAGTTTCCAAGAGTTTAGTCAACGATATGCTGAAGTTTATGATGTGGGTGAGATAAGCCAAGTACGCTTACAAGATAAAACTAATAGGCAAAACAGTATAGAAACAGATGATGAATATCTAACTAACTGGTGGCGATATGCTCAAGTAGGTGTTGCAGACCTTGCTGAGAAGTGGTATAATGAGGCTTTAGCCAAAGGGATAGCTAAGGAAGTAGCAAGAAAGATTTTGCCAGAAGGCATTACTACTAGCAGATTGTATATGAATGGTACGCTACGAAGTTGGATTCATTACTGCTCAATAAGATGTTCCGCTTCAACACAAAAGGAACACAGGGAAGTTGCAAATAAATGTAGAGATGTTATAATACAAACCTTTCCTTCAATTAAAGACTATGTATAGCACTGATCCAGTTAAAGACGCAGGAGATTATATGGATAAGTTATTTGGGTATAACGAACGTATGGAGAAAGCAATTCTAAATTTGGAACTTGAATTTGTATGTGCATGCTTCACTAAAGATGCAACTGATGATGTGGAGTTCCATGATGTGTGTGACCATAAGACAAGGAAAATACGTTCTGCAAAAGTTTGGGAAATCATGCACGATGCTTTAGACAATGAAGGCGTATCCGAGTATGTTATGCAAACCATACTACTATGTGCTAGAAAAGGCGATGTAGATGCACAGTCAGCTATTAGAAAGATGGCTAAAACATTTGCTTTACAATATGCTTACGTGGAGGAATGATGAAAATGATAGTAGAAGTTAATGATGAGCAAGTAAGTTTATTAGTCTCTCAATCTTTGAAGGAAAGCGTAGAGGCTATGAATGAATACTTAGAAAAATATAGTGTCCCTGACCACGGATGGATAGCAATCTTTTCAACTAATAAAGAAGAAGACATTGCTATGATTACTAAAGTGAGAGATGCTTTGTTACTAGTATTAACCGAGTGGTATGGAATACCTGACTATAGTGATAAGGAGTGAACATGTCAGAAATAAATGTAACCTTAGTTAAAGAAAACGAAGACGGTAGTGCTGTGTACACCTTTGAATTAACTGATGAATATAAAGATGTGTTTGTTAGATTAGGAATTATGTCAGCTATAGAGGCTGGTATAGAAGACGCTAAAAAATATCATCCAGATTATGTCGAAAAGAAAAAGAAAAAAACAAAAGCAGCGTAACCCTGTTGTTCTTTCCTTGTTGTCAAGGCCAAAAAGAAATGCAGGGAAACATAGGAACAGAAAGAAAGAAGCAAAGGAAAACGAAATATGAGTGGATGGCTTATATCTACAATAGGAGTGGTGTATGCTGTGGTTGCTTTTGATCTCATACGTAATGGGAATACTGGTTTGGGGATTGCTTTTATTGGGTATTCTATTGGCAATGTGGGGTTAGCAATGGAAGCATTCAAATGATTATATATGTAGCTGTACTAGCATTATGTTTAGATACATGCAAATTTGCATACTCAGAACCTTTCGAAAGTAAGGCTAAATGCGTAGCATTCTTAAAACAATCTACAGCAGAGTTTCCTAAAGAAGTGTTATCACGACTATCTGGAGTGTGTGTTCCAGTTAAGATTGATGATTTCACATAATGATATGTCTGATAAACAACGCAACGATGGAGAGTGGACTGAAGGACGATATAGAAGTTTTATCGTAAGCACATTAAGAGGGGGGATGAGGAGGTGGCCCCCTAAATGGAAAGCACTAAAGGATGCTTGTGTAGGAAGAAAATTAAATAAAGCCACTAACAAACTTGCACTTCATTACACGTGCAATGAATGTAAAAAAGAATACACATCTACGAATGTAGAAGTAGATCACATAAAGCCAGTAGTCCCGCCTACTGGTTTTACATCTTGGGACAACTACATTGACAGATTGTTCTGTGAGAAGTATAATCTGCAAGTGTTATGTAAGAAGTGTCATAAGCAAAAAACAAAGAAAGAAAAATCAACAGCAAGGAAAACAAAATGACTGATGAGCAAGAAGCATGGCTATACCACTGTATTAAAGATGCAGACTACATTTTAAAAAGCGATATGGCTGTAGAGTTTCTACATGGGTTGAGTGAAGAAGCTAAGAAATTTATAAAGGAGCAGCTATGTTAATCGCAATAAGGTTTACTACAGGATTTATTGTAGGGTTTGAATTTGCCCCAGTAGATGGAGTTTATTTTTGTATGTATTTAGGTATTTGTGAGATAGCATTTTATAATGAGGAGGCGCTAGATGAAAGTAAGTTCTAATCAAATGGGTGTGTACGAGACATTTATTGCAAAGAGTAGGTATAGTAGGTTTATAGATGATAAGCAACGTAGAGAACATTGGCCTGAGACAGTGGCACGTTACATTAATTTCATTACTAGTAGCGTAGAGAATAAACATCACTACAAAGTATCTCCTGAGTTAAAGCAAGAACTACATGATGCTATTTTAAATAGGGAAGTGATGCCATCCATGAGGGCTATGATGACTTCTGGAGAAGCATTAGAAAGGGATAATACAGCAGGATATAACTGTTCCTATTTGCCAATTGATGATGTTAAATCATTTGACGAAGCAATGTACATCCTATTGTGTGGGACAGGAGTAGGCTTTTCAGTGGAGAGTAAGTATGTCAATAAGTTACCAGAAGTACCGCAACTATTTGATAGCAACACTGTTATTGCTGTATCTGACAGTAAAGCAGGTTGGGCCAAAGCATTGCGACAACTTATTGCCTTATTGTATTCGGGTGAAATTGCTAAATGGGACGTATCTAAAGTACGCCCCGCTGGTAGTCGCCTTAAAACTTTCGGGGGAAGAGCAAGCGGCCCTAAACCTCTTGTGTCCCTATTTGAATTTGTTGTTTCCAAGTTTAAACATTCTCAGGGAAGAAAACTTACCTCTCTTGAATGCCACGACATTATGTGCAAAATCGGAGAAGTCGTGGTGGTTGGTGGGGTACGCAGAAGTGCGATGATAAGTTTATCTGATTTATCTGATGATAGGATGCGACATGCAAAAGCAGGACAATGGTGGGAACGAGAAGGACAACGTGCGCTTGCAAACAATAGTGCAAGTTATAATGAACGCCCCTCAGTTGGGGAGTTTATGTCAGAATGGTTGGCGCTGTATCAAAGCTACAGTGGTGAACGAGGAATATTCTCACGAACAGCGGCTAAATCTACTGTTGCAAAAAACGGAAGGCGAGATAGCAATTATGAATTTGGAACTAACCCCTGCTCCGAAATCATCTTACGACCATATCAGTTTTGTAACCTTACAGAGATTGTCGCACGATATGAAGACACTATCGAAAGTTTACAGCGCAAAGTTAGACTTGCCTCTATCCTTGGAACTTTCCAATCCACCTTAACAGACTTCCCTTATTTGCGTAAGGTGTGGCAAAAGAACACAGAGGAGGAGCGTTTACTTGGTGTATCCATCACAGGTATCCTAGACAATCCATTGCTTAACAATGTAAATGACGAAGGTCTGTCATCAAGGCTAGAGCAGTTACGTAGCATTGCTGTTGC